GGAGCTTTATGGGTATATAGATGAGCTCGTTCGTGATACCGTATATGATATCAAGACAACATCTAAGTATGATTTTGGCAAGTATGAACACGGCTGGCAGCGCCATGTATATCCTTACTGTTTGATTGCTTCCGGTCAGATGGAAAGCGTGAAAGCGTTTGAGTACACTGCCTATCAGATGAAGGGCGGTACCAGCCGGACGCCACTAATTAGCGGAACGCAATACCCGGAATACTACACTTATAACCATGAACAGACGATTAAGCTGCTTACGGCACACTGCGAGCATTTCATAGAGTTTTTGGAAGCAAACCGAGACATTATTGCTGATAAAAAAATCTTTGGATTAGAGTAATGGCACAAGAAGCAATTCTGGAAAAGGTCAACGGCGAGGTACACATAAGCAAGTCTTTTGACTTCATGTGTTCCCAGCTTCGTAATGGTCGGTATCGTGTAAAAATCGAAAGGTTCACAGAGCCAAGGACGATGTCACAGAATGCGCTTATGTGGTTGTGGTTTACTTGTATTGAGCAAGAGACCGGGACGGACAAGCAGGATGTACACGATTACTATTGTAACCGCTTTCTCAGAAGGACTTCGTATTTCAGAGGAAAAGAAATGGTCATTACCGGAAGCACATCGAAGCTCAATACAGTGCAGATGACTGACTTTCTAAATAAGGTTCAGGCCGATGCTGCTGCCGAACTGGGAATAACGCTCCCTCTTCCGGCTGACCGTTACTATAACGAATTTATCAACGAATATAAAGACAGGAGGTAGAAATGAATATCACCAAAGCAAAAATCACGAAAGACAACACGCTTGTTGCCTCTTTCAAGAACGAGAATGAGGACAATGTAACCATTGAGGGAAAGAATCTTATCCATAAGGATTTGCGTGCAGCGTTTAACGAATTGATTCCTCACCTTGCTTTCCTCTGTGAGCAGAAAGAAGCTGATGGAAAGGACTACATAGATGAACTGCCGGAAGAAATCTTCTCTACATTCGAGGTCACGGGCTACACAGTTAGCGGTTCGGATGACAATGAAGGTGTGGTATTGGTTGGAAAACGTTTTCTTAAAAGTAAGAAGGTGCTTAACCTTATAGCTCCGTTTACCATGTTCAACAATGAGAACGAGGAATATAAGCATGCATTCGAACTGCAGCAGGCAATTGAGGCATGTAATTATGAGGTGGAACAGTATCTTACCGCTAAGAAATGGGCGGTAGTCCAGCAGGAACTTCCGTTCGATGGGGATATTCCTACGGACATTGCAGCCGACCCGGTGGGAGATGCTGCATTTGAAGAGGAAGCGAATGAGTTCCTTAAACAAGTGGTGGAACAGAGTGGCACTACTCTAACGATTGACGGGAAGAAAGTGAAGCCGCGCAATAAAAGTAAAAAAGTGAAGATTAAAGAGCCGGCAGCTTGATATGGCAGCACCTTTTTGTATCACCAAATATCCGGACGGCTTCAAACTGAAATTCATGTATCATCCGATGTTGGTTAAATGCGTGAACAATATTCCATCAGTCAAGGCTAACGCAAAGAAAGCATATCTTTTCAATGAAAAGGCGTGGTGGGTTGACTTGGCTGATGAATGGTATGTTGATACAATGGCGAAATGGGCGGTACAGCAGGGATTCTGCGGTTCCGTACAACGGTCGGAGCAAAGAAAGGCTGATATAAGCTTTGACATTGCTCCGATGCCGCAGCTGACCGTTTCCCACGGATTGCTACTTGAACCGTACGATTACCAGAAGGAGGGCATAGCCTATGCTCTGGCCCATAAACGGTGTATCTTCGGTGACCAGCCGGGACTCGGTAAGACCTTGCAGGCAATAGGCACGGTGACGATTGCAAAATCCTATCCGTGCCTTGTTGTATGTCCGGCAGCACTTAAAATAAATTGGCAGCGTGAGTTCAAGAAATTTGCTGGAAAGCAGGCGCTAATCCTTGATGATAAGAACAAAAATACTTGGCAGCGCTTCATTGAAACCAAGTGTTGTGACATCTTCATCACTAACTACGAGAGCTTGAAAAAGTTCTTTGTATTGGATGTGAAGAATGATACGCGGTTTACGCTGAAATCAATCACCTTTGACCCACGTATAACCCTTTTCAAGTCTGTAATCATTGACGAGTCGCATAAGTGCAAGTCTACCAAGACCCAGCAGAGCAAGTTTGTTGAGGGCATTTGTAAAGGCAAGGATTTCATTCTTGAACTGACGGGAACACCGGTAGTAAACGATAATACTGATCTTATACAGCAACTCAAGATAATGGGACGGTTGGAGGATTTTGGAGGGTATAAGACATTCACCGAACGTTTCTGTAATGGGCCGAAGAAAGCCTCCAATCTGAAAGAACTGAACTGGCGCCTTTGGAATACCTGCTTCTTCCGGCGTGAAAAAGCTAAAGTGTTGACGCAGCTTCCAGACAAGACACGTCAGTATATTGAGATGGATATCACTACGCGGTTGGAGTATGAGAAAGCGGAAAGCGACCTTATACAATACCTACGTGTTTTCAAGAATGCAGACGATGAGAAGATTGCTAAATCTATGAGAGGTGAGGTAATGGTTCGTATGGGCATTCTGAAAGCCATCTCTGCACGTGGGAAAATCAAGGCGGCAGCTGATTTCATCCATGATGTGATAGATGGAGGCGAGAAACTGATTGTCTTTGCCTACCTGAAAGAAGTGGTAATGGAGCTGAAGAATATGTTTCCGAAAGCAGTGACTGTTACCGGTGAGGACAATGCTACCCAGAAGCAGATGGCTGTGGATGCTTTCCAGAACAATCCGGATTGTACGTTGATTATCCTTAACTACAAATCGGGCGGTACCGGGCTCACCTTGACTGCTTCCAGCCGTGTAGCCTTCATCGAGTTCCCATGGACTTTTTCTGACTGTGAGCAGGCGGAAGATAGGGCACACCGTAATGGGCAGAAGAATAACGTCAACTGTTACTATTTCCTTGGCAGGAATACCATTGATGAATACATGTATGGTGTTATCCAACGGAAGAAAGGCATAGCTAACGGTGTCACCGGAACGGACGATGTGGTTAAGGAGAATGTGGTAGATATGGCTATGGACTTATTCAAAGGTAAATTATGAGAAAAAGACAGACTACACCGCAATCGGAAAGTCAGATACAGCATAGCTGTCTGACTTGGTTCCGGATTCAATACCCGTCTTTGAGTCTTATGTTGTTCGCCGTTCCCAACGGTGGAAAGCGTGATGCCAGGACTGGAGCACAAATGAAGTACGAGGGAAGTGTAAGGGGTGTTTCCGATTTGATACTGCTTGTACCTAAGAAAGGATTTTCCGCTCTTTGCATCGAAATGAAGAGAC